CTTTTCCATACTCAACGATACTTGCATAAACAGTTAAATTACCAGCACGATCAGCTTGAACTTTAATGATATCACCTTGTTTTAAGATAAAACTTCTAGTTAATAATTCTTCTGTATCGTAAGCAGTAATTACATATTCTTTAAAAAAAGTATAAGTTGTACCACCATTTACCACTGTAACTGTGATATTTGTTTGCTGGTTATCATGGTCACAAACCAAGATAGACTCCACAATAGAAAAATCAAAGTCACCACCACTGGGTGATGTATACAAAGTTGTATCGTCTGTGGTTGTAAGTATAACTTTGGCTGTTTCCGCCCTTTGAATGTACTGTCTTTGTGAGGATAGATCCATTATCTTTTACCTCTATTGCGTACATCTAGTCTAATCTTTCCTACTTGAAAATCTTGTGCGGTACTACCTGTGACTGTCATTGAGACTTGTCTTGCAGTAAACCTAGCATCGGTATAGCCATCACTTTCAAAAGTAAATGATCCAAAGTCGGTTTCTGCACCGAGTGGAGTAAATTTACCTTTGAAACTAAGAGTGACACCTGGCAACGAATTAGCCTCTTCGTCTGGAAGTATTTGGTTGCATTGAACATAATTGTCACCATTGCCTATTTCGATAGGCCCAGAGGTCGCATATGGAACAGCAGTACCCAAATTAGGTGAGTTACCTAATACAGTTGATTCGTGCTGATATACAAACCCAGCGTTATCTGCTGAAGTTGGATAATCAAACACACCTTGGTCAACCCAACAACCTCTATCTAGTTCACCAATAGACCAAACATTTTCACCATAGTTCCAAATCACATATTTGTTTGGTGAGTATTGTGATGTGCCGCTTGGGAATCCCCACCACAATTCATTGAAGTTAGAGTTGTGTCCACCCCAACAAGATTTTTTACCTGGTACATTGAGTTGATCGTAAACATAATCATGCACTTCGCATGGTATTTCTCTAACAGTACCATCATAAACAAAGAAAGAGTTTTCACCCATCCATCCTAAGAAATTACCTGCTGGCACAATGGTTTTTACGCTGACTGCTTTACAGTTAGTTCCAGCATCAGCAATACCATAAACAAATGGTGAACCTGCATAGAACATTCTGCTGATACCAGTGTCACTAAAAATAATAATGTCATTACCAAATGAGGCTGCGGCTATGGCTCTGCCGCCTGTGGGTATTTGTAAATCACCCGCGGTGTTAGTGGCTTTAGATGTCCAGTTGGTATTATCTTCTCTATTTGACCAAGCAATTTTTCTTGGATCTCCGCCTGAACCTATAGCCACCAAATGTCTTTCGTTGGTTACAATAATTGCTTGATTGCCTGTGGGTGCGTTAGATACGACTGTGGCTATGGTATCGGGTGATCCACCTGCTGAATCTGGTCGCCATTGATAAATCTTACCATCGCCAGAAAAACAGAAGTTTAAATGTTCACCCCAATTGTCAAAAGAAAAATGACCTGAATCTAAAGGTAAACCTGATTGTGAACGAGCATCACCATAATCTTCGACATTGTAATGGTATGCACCAAAACCAAGAGGGTCATTACTTGCATCATTAACAAAGCCTACTGGTGTGATATCAGTCCAGGTGTTGTCGTATAAAACATAAACCTTTTCTCTTGTACCAACTGCTAATATTGGTTGGCCCAAGTTATCGTTGTAGGCGTACATCCCAATGGGTGCGCCATCTAGTGCTGTAGCTCTAAGTTTTGTCCAGCCACCTATAGGTTTAAGGTAGCCATTTTCAAAGCGAACTAAATTCCCGTCAACCCAACGACCTTTGTTGCCATAATCAGTTCCGTTCTTGACTATGCCTGCGGGTGGAGTGATTGGGAATAATGCCATTCACTTAGCTGTTGTTGGAAATGTATGTATTACCTGTAGCAATCGCATCTGTATAGCTAGACTTATCTGATGAGTCTCCCGCTACATCGGGTGTTTCATCATCTTCATCTGCTGGTTCATAAGCCAAGACAATTTCAAGGTGGTCTACATTTCTTTGTACCATGTCGTTGATTTCTTCTTGGGTCATGCTGCCAACATTCCAAGTTCCAGCGTTTACTTCGTTAATCAAAGTTACGCTATCGGTTGCTGCTGTTAATAGTTGTTCTACTGTTTGCATTTTTTATACTCCTATTGTTGTTAGCTTTCTAAGGCTTCTATTCTTTTTAATAAATCAGCATTTTGTGCTGACAGTTCTTGCACTGCTTTAATTAAAGGATGTACAAACATTTCTTGTGATATGGATTGTGACCCATCTTCAGAGTCTTCTTCCCAACCACCAAAAGTATCTACACCTACTTTATCTAAAGCTGCTTTAACATCTTGAGCAATCATTCCATGCATGGTTACCCCTGTAGTCATTTCATTGTTTTGTTTGTAATCTTTAAAATGTTCAGGAAACTCGTTGTTAGGCTTCCATTCAAAAGTAACTGGTCTTAAATTATTAATGAAGTCTAGCCCAAGAACATCATCTTTAATGTTCTTTTTCTTTCTTTCGTCAGAAGTTCTTGTCCAAGAAGCGTTTGTATCAAAATTATTATGAACAATATTACTTGCTGTACCAAAACTAAACCTATTATTTGATGATGCTGCTGTTATATTAGACCCAATTACGATATTATGACTGCTGTTGGTAGACCCTGTTCTTGCTTGAAAACCGAAACAAGTATTGTTTGATGCACCTGATGCTAAATTACTTCCTGCTTCATCTCCAATACAAGTATTATAACTACCTGTTGTAACCGCACCACCACTTAGCACTCCTACTCCCACGTTATATGAGCCTGTTGTAACATTATCTAAAGCAGATGAGCCAAACGCACAATTGCGAGTGCCTGAAGTCATAGCGGTCAAAGTAGTTGCACCAACCGCAGTATTGTCGTGACTTGATACAGAAGCATCCATTGAAAGTATGCCAATCGCAGTATTGTATGTTGCTGTAGTATTTGATTGTAAAGCACTTTTTCCCACTGCTGTGTTTCCATAGCCTGTGGTATTAGAAATACCTGAACTTTTGCCAACAAAAACATTGTCATAACCTGTGGTGTTTGCAAAACCTGCTGCGTGTCCTACAGCTACATTTGCTGCAGCAGTTGTAGAACCATATAAGGCTAGTGCACCAAAAGCTGTATTATTTTCACCTGTAGTATTTGCTCTTAAAGCATTAACGCCCACAGCTGTACAGTTTGACGCTGTGGTACTTGCTCCTAAAGCTGAAGTTCCTACCCCAGTATTATCTGCTCCTGTTGTATTAGCATCTAAAACGTAGGCTCCAAGTGCAACATTACTACCACCTGTGGTGTTTTTTCGTAAAGCATCGTAACCAACTGCTGTGTTGTTAGATGCTGTGGTATTGTCGCCCAAGGCAAGATAACCAAGTGCTGTGTTATTACCACCAGCTGTGTTATCAAACATAGCACCATGACCCACTGCTGAATTATTAGCTCCTGTGGTGTTGTTTGCTAACCCACTTGTTCCTAATGTTACATTTGAATGTCCTGTGGTGTTATCAAGCAATGCATCCTTGCCAACTGCTGCGTTGTTATATCCTGTGGTGTTTGCAGTCATAGCACCTTTACCAACTGCAGTGTTTGCATCTGCTGTTGTATTGTTTTCTAATGCTCCTTGACCTACTGCTGTGTTGTCAACGCCTGTAGTTGTATCTGATAATGCAAAATCTCCGACTGCTGTGTTATGTGTTCCAGTTGTTGCAGCGGTTAAAGAATTATAGCCAACTGCTGTGCTGTAATTTCCTGTTGTGTTGGCGTCTAAAGCTAAAGCACCTACTGCTGTGTTTCTAGTTCCTGTGGTGTTTTGTTGTAAAGCATTTGAACCGATTGCAGTGTTGTTAGAAGCTGTAGTGTTAACTAATAACGAATTTTCACCCATAGCGACATTATCTGAACCTGTTGTATTGTCTCTCATGGAGTTTTTGCCAAAAGCATTGTTTTGTGCACCTGTGGTGTTTGCTCCTAATGCAGAGTAACCAACTGCGGTGTTATTTGATGCTGTAGTATTTGCTCCTAAAGCTGCTCTACCAACTGCTGTGTTATTAGCACCTGTAGTATTAGCGTCTAATGCTGCTACCCCTACTGCTGTATTTTCTGCTCCAGTTGTATTAACTACCAACGAGTTATAACCAACTGCGGTGTTATTTTGACCAGTAGTGTTTGCCGCTAAAGAAGACTTACCAACAGCTGTATTTCTTGGTCCTGTAGTGTTTAAATTTAAAGCTAAATAACCTAAAGCAGCATTATCAGCACCTGTAGTATTTTGTGAAAGCGAGGCAACTCCCACAGAAGTATTTCCATCTGCTGACGTATTATTTTCTAATGCTGTTCTTCCTACCGCAGTATTATAACTCCCTGTCGTATTCGAATACAAAGCTCTATAACCAATGGCAGAGTTTCTATCACCTGTTGTTAAAGCCGCAAAAACATCTACACCTACTCCAGTATTTTGATCTGCTGCATCAATAGTACCTGTAGTTGTGTCTCCAATCATTATGGAGTCTGTGCCAAAGGTTTTACTTGCTATACCATTGACTGTAGTAGCTGAAAGAGTGGTAAACGACCCTGCTGCTGGAGTAGTGCCACCAATGACAGAGCTATCTATGACTGCTCCGTCTAGGTTGATTGCTACCGATGTACCAGTAGAACTAAAGATTGCATCTAGGTCATCTAAGTCATTGTTTAACTTAGTTCCCCAGGTATCGGTGGATGCACCGACCTCTGGTTTGGTAAGATTAAGATTAGTAGTAAATGTATCTGCCATAAAAAAATTCCTTTAAGCTGCGTCTTGTTTGCCTAATGTTGTCCAGTCTGAAGATGAAACAGTTTGTTCTGTCCATGTACCGCTAGGTGCAGTTTGATCTGTCCATGTCTCTGCTGGAACTATAATGTCATTCCATTTTAAACCACCAACAGCAGAAAAACCACTTGTTTGTTGAATCGTTGCTGAACCACGATCAATTTGTCTACCAATCGCTTCAAAATCTGAAACTGCTGGTAAAGTTGCATTTGCACTGATGGTGAATCGACCTGTAGCAGTCATATCAGAGATAGCTGCTATAGAAGAAACACCACGATCTATTTGTCTGCCTGTGGCCGTCATACCAGATGTTTCTGGTAATGTGGAAGATCCTAATTTAATTAAGACCCCAGCAGATGTCATATCACTGGTTGATGATATGGTTGCAACACCCCTATCAATTTGCGTACCTACTGCACTAAAGTCTGATACCGCAGCAATGGTCGCAACACCTCTGTCTATTTGTCTACCTGTTGCAGACATTCCAGATGTCTCAGCTATAGTCGCTGATCCACGATCTATTTGTCGACCTGTAGCTGAACCGCCTGAAACTGCTGATATAACTGATGCACCAAACTTGAGGACTACGCCATCACCAGTAAAGTTTGAAGTTTGTGCAAGGGTGGATGACCCTAATTTAATAATTGTACCGACTGAATCAAAGTCAGATACGCCTGGTATAACAGATGCACCATAGCGTATAACTGATGCTTCAGCAGTAAAGCCTGATGTTTGGGCGGATGTAGCTACACCAAAATGATAAACGGGAGATCCATAGTCGGACTTCCCGTATGTGTATAACCCGTAGCCTACTGAGGCCATGGTATTAAGCTAATGTGATGTCTAAATCACCAGCATCAAATCTGAATACATCTCCTGTTGATACAGTTTTTGAAGTGGTTAAGTTTGCATATGCAAGTAAATTACCACTAGATGAAGCATCTAAAATACCAACCGCAACCACTGTTCCGTAATCGGCTGTAGCTGTTGGGTATTCGATTGCTGCTGCGTTTGTCGCTGTTGTAGGGTCTGTGCCTGAGACAGTAAAAGTAGAGGTTTGTCTTGCATAA